AGTTACATCACAACTACGAAATATCCAGGAAGCGGATCAGCAGGTTTAGGTAACATCAGACAAAGTAATGAGAGCGTATCAACTTACTTCCCTGACAGATGGGTAACTAAATCAAGCAACAACGCAGACGGTTCTGGCTCTTTCGGTAGGAAAGCACAGAGAAAAGTAGTTGTTGAACAATTAAAATCAGAGATCGACACTAACCAAGCAATCAGAGAAGACCAAAGAGGTTACAATGTGATTGCAACACCTGGTTACCCAGAATTGATCGCAAACATGATTAACTTAAACACAGACAGAAACAACACAGCGTTTGTAATTGGTGACACACCTTTCAGATTAGAAGGCACGTCAACAGCGATACAGAACTATGCAAACAACACAGCGTCAGCACTTGACAACGGTGAAGACGGTCTGGTTAGCTCAAGTGATTTCTTGGGTGTGTTTTATCCATCTGGTTTAACAACAGACAATGCAGGTAAATCAATTGTTGTTCCACCATCACACATGATGTTGAGAACAATAGCAAACAACGATAACATTGCTTTCCCATGGTTCGCACCAGCAGGAACTAGAAGAGGTGTTGTTGACAATGCTACATCAGTTGGTTACATCGACACAGCGTCTGGAGAATTCGAAACAATATCTGTTACGGAGTCAGTGAGAGATTCGATGCATGAGGTAAAAGTGAATCCAATCACTTTCTTCTCAGGTGCAGGAATTGTGAACTTCGGTAACTTGACCAAAACATCAGCAAGTTCAGCCTTGGACAGGATAAACGTTTCAAGATTGGCAGTGTATCTAAGAACACAACTAGATGCAATCGCTAAACCGTTCATCTTTGAACCAAATGATGAGTTGACTAGAAACGAAATCAAAGGTGCAATTGAATCATTCTTGTTGGAATTAACAGGTCAAAGAGCATTGTTTGACTTCCTAGTAGTTTGTGACGACACAAACAACACTGCTACAAGGATTGACAGGAACGAACTGTACGTAGATATAGCAATTGAACCAATCAAATCAGTTGAATTCATTTACATACCGTTGAGAATCAAAAACACAGGAGAAATTGCAAAGTTAGGGAACTAATTTTGAATAAATAGGAGAAACAGATGGCAATATCAACTTTATCAAAATTTACAGTACCACTAGCAAACGATCAGAGTTCAGCATCACAAGGTTTATTGATGCCAAAACTTCAGTATCGTTTTAGAGCAATCCTGGAAAATTTTGGAGTATCAACACCAAGATCAGAACTAACAAAACAAGTTATTGATATAACAAGACCTAACTTGACTTTTGACAATGTAACACTAGATGTGTACAACTCAAAAGTTTATGTTGCAGGTAAACACACTTGGGATCCAATAACAATCACATTGAGAGATGATGTGAACAACTCAGTTACTAAACTGGTTGGTGAACAGATCCAGAAACAGTTTGATTTCTTTGAACAGAGTTCAGCGGCATCTGGTATTGATTACAAATTCACAACTAGAATAGAAATGTTAGACGGTGGTAACGGAGCAAGTGCACCAACTGTATTAGAAACATTTGAATTGTACGGTGCATACGTTGAGAATGTTAACTACAACACACTAGCATACGCAACATCAGATCCGGCAACTATAACTATGTCTATCAGATACGACAACGCAATCCAAACTCCAACAGGAACTGGAATTGGTACAGCAGTTACAAGAACGATCGGTACATTGAGTACGGGTGGTGGACAATAATACACAAAATTAAGTTAGCAATTATAACATCAAAAGCGTCTTTATAGGCGCTTTTTTTGTGGCCATAAATACGAGTATGCCAAGCATAAACAACTTCCTAAAAGGTTTCCAGGACGGATTACCGGGTATGAAAGACTACCAACACGCATCTAGATTGTACATAGACGACAATTTCAAGTTGATGCCGAAACAGAAATTCCTGTTCCACGTGGTGTTTAACACGGACGAGACCCTATTCGTTGACGGCTTCAACGCCAACGAGAGATACCAACTCAACATGTTGGTCAAACAGTGCGACCTACCCAAGTACAACATGAGTTACGAGGAGAAGACACAGTACAACAAGAAGATGTATGCTGGCACCAGGATAGCGTACGAACCTGTCAACATCACATTCCACGATGATCACGCAGACACTGTCAACGCATTCTGGAAGAAGTACTACGAGTACAACATAGCAGACAGCATAGGCATGAATAGTGACCTAACAATATCTAATACCAAGGATGATTACTATCTGTTTGGCGACCGGAAGACAACCAAGTTTGGTATGGACACACCGAGAGTGAGACAGAAACCATACCTCAAGGGCATAGAGATTTTCGTGTTACACAAACAGAGATTCACATCAATGACTCTCGTAAACCCTGTGATAGGTTCTTTCTCTCACGACAATCTAGATCAAGCAGACGGTCAAGGTATAATGAACAACACTATGCAGATCTTATACGAGACAGTGATATACAAATCAGGCATAGTAAACAGAAACAATGTTCCCGGTTTTGCAACAATTAATTACGACAACTCACCTAGTCCATTGACTGTGCTGGGTGGCGGTACCAACAGCATATTTGGGCCGGGAGGCGTGGTGGACGGTGTAGGTTCTGTGATCAGGAATGTGCAATCAGGCAATATATTAGGTGCAATACTTTCAGCATCAAATACATACAATAACGCAAAAAAAATTAAGAAGTCAGACGTAAAGGAAGAATTGAAGGGTATAGCAAAAGATGGAATACTTGAAGTTGGCAAGCAGGCAAGTTCAATAACCAATCCTGTATCACAATTTTCAGTGGGGGCCGCAATACTAGGAGCAACTGCTCTCGCTTCAGCAAGGGGAACGGCAGACAACAAAAACCAGGCCAACAACACAGTGATAACAAATTCTACTGTGGATATTATAAACTTCCTTGGTGCAGACGAATCATTCAACCTGGTTTCTACTAACACAAATGTTAGAGACGAGATAGCCGCGGGCATATATTATAAAGACATAGGTTCTCGTAAAGGAGTCACAATAGCACAGTCCAATCTAGAATACGAAGCATCCGCAGACAACATAAAAAATGTGTATTCCAACAAGGCAATCACAGATATTAGAAAACTAGTGACAGAAGGATATATAAAAATTGAAAGACAAACACAGGATGTTGAGATAGCAACAGAGAAGGCGACAATATAATGGCTGAATTCTACACAAACCTACCACCAAAAGACAAAGACGAGTTGCAAAAAACTGTGGACAAACTTACCACAACGCCTTACCAAACCGAATACGAATTCAATGTTGGCGAATACGATAGTACAATCGCATTCTTTGTGAAAAGAGATTTTTCAAGGACGGCGGCCGAGTCAACAGCATACGCAATACTGTCTCAGGCCAAAATTGACAACATAAAACCACAACAGATACTAGACCAATTGACATACGCCACACCGGCTTTGTTGTCTGAACTGATAGCCATAATATTAAACGCCAACAGATACAAGTCAAGTAGACTGGGTGTGAGGAAAACACTGACCACCAAAGAGACGGTATCTAGAAACATCATAGACTAATGTTACCGAGATTTGCTAGGGGCAAGTTCTCTCCCAAGAATCAAGAGAAATATGTAGGAACTAAAACTCCAACTTATAGATCAAGTTGGGAACATTCATTTATGAGACTGTGCGATGAACATCCAAACGTGTACCAGTGGGCCAGTGAGTCAATCAAGATACCTTACAGGCATCCGTTCACAGGCAAGTACACAGTGTACGTGCCAGATTTCTTTATAGTGTACCAAGACAAGCAAGGACGCAAACATGCAGAGATGGTTGAAGTCAAACCCATGAGCCAGACATCCATGGAGGCCGCGGGCAAGAGCCTTGCCAAGAAGAAACAGGTTGTGATAAACATGGCGAAATGGGAGGCCGCAACTGCATACGCCAAACAGAGAAAGATAAGATTTAGGGTGGTGTCAGAAGAACAGTTGTTCCACAACGGCAAACGTAAGTAAATACG